CCTATCGGCCCTCCGCATCTCTTGCAGGGCCGGTTTGGGTCTCTCTTGATTCCATAGCGATACAAGATCGATGCCACAGAGCCGTAATCAAGATCAAGAATTAAGGCAATCTCCCTGTTGGTCTTGCCCTCCCGCACCAGCTGCTCCAAGAGTTCCGGGTCGTTTGAATTAGAACAGCCGATTTTGGCGTTAGGATACGCTTTATCGTATGACATCATAACTCACCACCTTTTCATGCTCGGCCGTCTCTGCGCGCATTTTTATGGCTTTGGTGACAGCGTTCCAGCGCTTGATAAATTCCTCGGCGCTTTGCCCCTCAAAAGTAGGCTTCTGCCGTTTTATTTCCTTCTGCCCCATTAGGGCACCTCCTCGATTGTTATTTCCGTCCTCGGATTTTGTCTGTCGTACTCTCCCCGCAGCCTTAACTCCACATGGTCAAAGCTATCATCGGCGATTACTCCCCGGTGCACCAGCCCGTCCATCAGCATCTTGCCGTTGTAGTTGTCGGGGTCGTGCCGGTGCCGGGTGGGGAAGTAGTAGGTGATGGTCACCACCGCCTTGCCCATTGGTTTGCACTTGGGGCAGTATGCAACAAACAGCTGCAGCCAGCGCTGCTTTTCCACTCGGTAGTCCCAGCCGTTCAGCCGTCCTGCGTACTTGTTCAGCGATGGCGGAATTTCGGGGATTGTGATTTTCATAAGTCCTCCGCATCATACTCACTTGTTGTCAGCGAATCTGACATCACCAGTTCGCTTACGCTGTCAAAGACGCACGGGTGCAGGTCAATCAGTTCATCGGCGGAGCTCATGTAGTCAAAAAAGCTAATAAGACCATTCGACTTGTACAGCCGGAGCGCCTGAAGTTCCTTTGCCATTCCTGACTTCATAATTGCCCGCCATGCCTGCGGGTGTGTTCTCCGCAGCATTGCCATTTGGTTGTCTGCAAACATTATTCCGGTCGCACACCCCATACACCCATTTCGCTTGATATTGTGAAACTCCCCGTGTTGGTCTTCCCAACCCATATCGTACAGCGGCGAATACTCGCCGATGTATTTGTGTATGTATTCCCATATATCTTCATCAGTCCAGATGGAAATCGGATTGACATGGTAAAACGGGTCGTCTCCGAGGTGCTGCCTCTTACTCTCGAATATGTACCCTCTTGTGCAGAAGTTTGTTTGCCGGGATCTGCTTTCTGCCGCCATGAGCCCCTTGATGATTACATCTACATCAATCTCCGACTGTAACCGTTCGGACGGCTCCTTTTTCAGCAGTTTGCAGCAGTGCTGGCTAATCTTTACTTCGCGAAGCATGTTGTAGTATTCGATAAGCTCCGACTTTTCGCTTTTACTGTTCGAGAACCTCAAGAAGCAGTCTATATTTATTCTCCTTGCGTCCAGCTTCGATGCAGCTTTCCCGAGGATCGGGAATCCGTATTGGTCAACACACCACCAATAGCTTATCGGAGTGCCTTTTCTCCACACGAGATTCCGATTTCTGAAATCTTCCCACATTTCTGGTGTCGCTGCGGTTTCCAGCGCTTTTGTTGTCTTCAACTTTCCGTCAGCTTGCAAGACTTCACTTGCTCTGCCCTCTCGGATGAGCCATTCGAGTGTTTCCTTCTGCGCTTCATATTTCAGCCCATCTTCTTCGAGGACACCCGGCTTTGCCTCGTGGAAAAACTGTTCTCCGAACAATCTCTTTCCATAGTCCCTTGCAAACCGTAGACTTTCCGGGTATTCTACCCCTGTGTTTCCAAATATCCCATGGACCTCAATGTCAGGGTAGTTCGTTTTGAAAATATGGGCTACTACTTGGCTGTCTTTCCCGCCAGAAAACGCTATCGCTATTTTGTGCCTCGACAGCTTAATTGCTTTCCCCATTTCTCCAACGGTAATCGCAAGTTTTTCCTCCATTGGGAGCTTTTGCATTTCGAAAAGCTCGCTATAATTGCAAAACATAATTACCTCCTTGCATTCTCCTCCATCATCCGCTCCGCCAGCGCTATGTCATAGCTTGGCAGCTGCTTTACCTCGGCCATACCGGCCAGCTTTGCCCGGATATCCGCAGGCAGGGCTTGCATTTTGCGCTCGCTCTCCTGCCTTGCCCGGTAGCTGCGCATAAAGTTGGACTGCACCACGCTCTGCACTGTCCCGGTGTCCATGCTGGCCCATTCCCGCAGCTGGGAGGGGTGTCCTACCAACCGTTGTAGGTTCTCCGGCAGGGCTGCAAACTCTTTCTCGCTGTTGTAGCCGCTGTTCCGCAGAGCCTTTGCAATCAGCGCCCATGCTTCCCCCTCGGAGAGTTCCGCCGGTCTGCTGATCCCCCCGATGCTGGCGATAATAGCCCCGATGTGCGGGGGAAACCCCTTGCGGTCGCTGGCAATGTGGGTCTTAACCGCCGCTGCTACAAGGTTAGCCGGGTAGTCTGCCAGCATCTCCGCCCACAGATTTACCACCGCTTCGGCATCCTGCCGCTTCATGTCCCTGTAGTAGCCGGGGTATGCGGCCTTGAGGATGGACATAACAGCCAATGTTTCAGTACGGTTCATGTTGTCCCTCCTCCTGCAGCATCTGCAAAAATACATTGTCGGTCCCACCAGCAGACTTGTCGCCTTTCAACGGGTAAACATCCTGCCAGCAGCGCTTAACGCTCTGATCGAGAATAAGTCCCTTGGTGTGGTTGTCCCCCGGTGCCAGCCGTTCCAGCTCATTCAGGATCATCTTTGCGGCACGGTCAGTGAGTGGCTTTTTGATTTTCTTGCGCATCTCACAAAAGCCATTCCAGCTTTCCGACAATCCTGCCGATACCTCCACACGGTCCCTTGGGGGGGTAAGGGGGGGATTACTTCCGGAGGAAGTATTTCTTTCTCCTTCTCCTTTTCCTTTTCCTTGGGGGGCGTTCGGTACCGTTCGGGGGCGTTCGGTACCGTTCGGTACCGATTGGTGGCATTCGGTGGCGTTCGCTTTTGTGCCGTTTTCGCGGTTCGTCCTACATCTCTCTGCGTACTTTTCGTTATCCCTGTCGATTTGCTCGCAGATAAAGTCGAAAGCAATTCCTTCTCTGCCCTGAAGATTGATAAGCTGCTCTCCAGCACTGTATTGAAGCAGCGCCTTAAAGAGCCTCCCGCACTCTGCGTCAGATAGGTTTCGTATGGACTTCAGATAACTGTGGTACGCGCAGAAGTATTCCTTTGCCATTCCTCCTCACCTCCCATCAGAAAGGGAGGTCGTTCTCGTCCTTGATTTGTTCAAACCCGCCGTTTTTGCTCTCTACGGGCTTTTCAGATGCGTTGGTGGTATTCTTGCTGCCGCCAAACAGAACCTCCTCTGCGATGATTTCTGTGGCTGTGCGCTTGTTGCCGTCCTTGTCCTCATAGCTTCGGACTTCGATGCGGCCTACAATGGTGATAAGGTCGCCCTTGCCGAACCACTGGTTTACGAATTCGGCGGTCTTGTTCCATGCTACGATGGGAATAAAGTCGGTCTTTTCCCGGTCACGGCTGCGGTCTACGGCGATGGTAAAGCTGCACACATTCTTGCCGCTGTTGGTCTGCTTCAGTTCGGGGGCTTTCGTCAGCCGCCCGTTAAGGATTGCTTTATTTAACATATGTAACCTCCTGTTATCCCCATTGGTCTGCCATAGCGGCAGCGATGCCGGGGAAAGTCTTACTTCTTGCTTTTGCGGTTCTTGGGTCGTTCCACGGGATGATCTTCCCGTTTTCATCCACAGCATGAGTTGCGGCCGCTCATGCAGAAAAGCCATTCCGGTCAATTTCGCCTGGTTCTACCACATTGGTTGGCTGCAGCTTGGGGAGCCCTTTCAGCCATAGACAGGTTGTTTTTCTGGCATGATGCCCATACTCATACGGCTGTATGATCTGATCCGGTTTCCGCCATGCTGTTGACATATGGCCAACCGGGTTCTCTATGGCTATCTTTGGGATATCCGAAAGAGCAAACTCCATGAAGAAATTTACTGCCTCATGGCGATTGGCCAATCTGTTGAGGGCCGCGTCTCCGTACCGCTCCACATTAAACCAGCGGTTTCCAGAGACGGTAAGATAGGTGCAGGGAGGATGCGCTATCAGCAAATCCCACTTGCCGATCTCGTGCCGGGTGCCATCCATGGTGGTAATGGTGCCGCCGGTAAGAACCGCTAAAGCGTCCCCCAGTATGTGCCATTCGAGGTGCCCGCCAGACGGCTCCTGTATATCGCAGGAGTACGCTTCGTGCCTTTTTGCCCGGAAAGCCTTGCAAACCTCCTGGCTTTCCTCACAGGCCACTAATACCTTCATCTGTTTCCTCCAAATAGTTCGTGTAAAATTCCTCCCGGAACATCGGGATTGTGAAATCGTAGTTGTCGATACAGGCTTGCTCGCCCAGCCGGTGCAGCCAGTCCATCACCTCGGCGCAGCCGTGTGCGTGTGTCAGGTGGCACGGCGTGTGGCACAGGGAAACCCAAAGGCCCATGCGCTTGCTTTTGCTCCGCATGGCGTTGCCGAAGATTTCGTGCCGGTCGAGCTTTACGCCGGAGCGCTGGCACAAAAAGCACTTAGATGTGTCGGCCTGTACGATGCTCGGTGCGTATCCGTTTCGGTCAAGCTCTGCGCCCCATTCGTTTTTCATTTTCCCCATTCCTCCTTTAGCAAGGCCAGCTCGGCCGGTGTGGCGGTGTCTATGCCTTGTTCTTTACAATCCTCTACGACAATGTCAATCAACCGGGACATTTGTTTCGTATCATAGCAGCTTGAACCGTAGTAGAGGATTACATTGGTGCAGCCAGGCAACTTACTCGGGAAAGCGTCCGTCAGCCAGCCGAGACCATGCTTGCACCATGCTGCCTGCATTGTTTCTGCCGCTTCGGATTTGATGCAAACTACATCGCTTACACCGATCTCTCGGATATAGTGCCGGTAAATTTCCTCTCTCGGTTTTCCGAGGGCTTCCGATAGTTTCCCGATCAAAAGCCACGCCATGGCATTGGCGTCAAGGGAGCGCCGGTTCCTTTCCTCTACCAGCTCGGCAGCGTATGTCTTGCCAGTTTCCATGCTGTCCATGAAGCCTTGGGCGGCTGCGGCATCTTTGGTATACAGGGTAATGCCGTAGCCGTTCCGGTCTCTTGTCCAGTCGGCAGAATCAAACCGGAGCCTTGTTTTCATTCCTCTTTTCGGCCTCCTTTGCGGCTTTCATACACGGACCGCACAAATGCCGTCCGAACATTTTCTCGGTGTATGGGACAATCTCCCGGACATACCATGTAGAACCGTCTCGTTTGGTGATTGGGACGATCGGTTTACCGCAGTCAGCGCAGGTTTCCGTGATGTCCTCTCCGGCATCGCCCGGTTGACCAAAACTAAATACGATGTTGCCGTTTTTGTCTGCGACCGTCAGATATGTAATCTGTTCGCCGTGTACTTCCATCTCCGCTACCGTGAACCGTGCAAACTTGTCATTGCTATCTGCAGGCTCATATTTTCCGTTGGCGTTCTTTTGCGTCCTCATCGGGACAACAATGTTGATTTTGGTGTAGAGTTCGCGACCGATCCCCCAATTAAAGCAGGCGCGCTTAAAGCTGTCGGAGCTTTCGCCCTTTTCCTTTTCGGTGTAGCTTTCGGTGCCGCAGTCAGCTTTCCATACCCATTCGTCACGCTGCGGATCAGTTCGGATTCCCACCCGACAGAAAAGGTTGCCCTTGCATTCGTAATGCTCCCGCTGCCAGTTTTCAGCGCCCACCGTCTCGTCCAGAATGCGCATGTCGCATCGCGCGTCCTTGTAGCATAGGAGCACAGCCCCTCTCGATGTATAGCGGTCAACCCGCAGGTCAACCTCGTCCGCTCGCAGCGGTCTGAATTTAACCATGTTATCCTCCTTATTCAAAGTACCTGTCAGCATCCGCATCGCTGGCGTAAAACCGCTTAACACAGTTTTCGCAGCCAATGACCATGCCGTCCTTAATGTAAATTGTCTCGTTGATCTCGCACCCGCACTCCGGGCAGATGTGCGGCTTATCATCGTAGTTATCCACCCAGCTCGGGATTGGCCTATCCTGGATATCGTATGGGTTCATGCTTCCACGACCTCCCCATTTTCCAGTTTGTAAAATACCCCAGGTTTTATAATCTCACCATCTACCTTTACAGCTCGCACCTCTTTAATGGGGTAAGTATTACCGTTCCAGCCACCCCTCTCTGTTAGGACGAGCCAGCATCCAATGGCGCCGGATGCCTTACTATCAACTCCGGTGACGATTGCAATAGACTCCTTTCCATCAACGGTGGCTGCGCTCTGGTCGCCGGTGTTGGTTGCAGCGCTCTGGTTGCCGGTGTTGGTGGCTGCGCTACGGTCGCCGGTGTTGGTTGCAGCGCTATAGTAGCCGGTGTTGGTTGCAGCGCTCTGGTCGCCGGTGTTGGTGGCAGCGCTATAGTAGCCGGTGTTGGTTGCAGCGCTCTGGTCGCCGGTGTTGGTGGCAGCGCTACGGTCGCCGGTCTGATTGTCGCTGCTTTCGGCTCTTTCCTTTATGTACTCAACCGCAGCTTTTACAATACCAGCGATACCGATTTCCGCCCGGAGCTTTATTTTCGTTCCGGCTCGCTTGCTATCGTCTTCTGCTTCTTCGTCCGTCACGCCATCGAGGTCAGCCACGAAAAACCGACTGTCGGCCGGGGCGTAATAGGCGAACACATCCAGCGGGTACTCGCATCCATGGAAACCTTTGTCGCACAGTTTCGCTTCCTCCTCCACATATTCTTTGCCAATATCGAATTGGAAGCCTCGGCATTTCATGCCCTTATCGGTTCCCTTGTAGACGATCACTTGACATCCCTCCCCTTATCGTGTATAGTTGTGGTGGTGGTTGGGTCTCCGTCTCTGACGGGGGCCTTTCTTTTTTTGTACTCCTCCTGCTGACGGCGGATACAGCGCAGAACCCATGCTGTGAAGTTGCAGTAACCCATTTCGATAAGCTGCTGACGGAACTCCGCCATATTCACATAACCCAAAGGAATACGCACAGACAGCTTATAGTTTGCTTCCCGCTTCCTGCCGGGCTTGTCCGCTATCAGCGCTTCCGCTTCGGCAGTACGCCGGATGCCATAATACTCCGGCCGTTTGCACATACTGTCCAGCGGCTTGGTGTAACCGGGGAACTTCTCCCGGATAACTGCTATCCTCTCGTTCTGCTCCATAGCCTTACCTCACCAGCAGCAGGATAGCCGCCGCTGCGAATATGGTTCCCATTCCGAGGACTACGGCCAAGGCTTCCTGCAGCCACTCCTTTTTACTCATCTTCCTGTACCTCCTTTTGCGGGAGCTCCGGTAGGAATGCCCACCACTGGACTTCGATAGCGGTCTCCACATTATCTTCGCTGACATTGAACACCTGATGCTTGGTGCTGAATGGCAGGGTTGCGTATCTTCCCGGATTTGTCTGGCACAGGTAATGCCCGTCCTTGCTGGGTACGATCTCGTCCGAGTTAAACCACCGGATAAAGGTGTTGGTTGTTGCTTCCATGTTGTTCCTCCTTAACTTAACCATCTTGCGAGGCTTGCTGCTGAAATGAAGTAGTTGCCTCGTTTGCTTGTTCTCTTTAACGGGATGTCGCTGCTCATCAGTTGCCGATAGCCCATCCCTGTGTACTGCAGTACATCACTTAATGTGAGTACCTCTTTGCCCGGAAACCTCGTCATGACTGCTTCGAGGTTGTCCCGGTAGCTTTCCTTTTCTCTTGGCATTTGTTCCTCCTTTGTGGTATCCTCTCATTGGAGAGGAGGTGAGACGATGAAAACCGTTTATGCAATCGATACGCCATGCTTGCGCGATGCCGGTGCCGTTCGCAGATGCTACCTGTACAGCCTGTCCGATGGCGGCATTGACATCCTTGCATCTAATGGCTGCGAGGATTGCTCTGGGAGTCCTCTGTGTGCCGATTGCGGAATTCGGATTCGCAAGGCTTTTCAAGAGCATCCCGAACGCTTTTCGGAGGTGGTGTAGCACCGTTCTGTTCCAACAGCGTAACTGCCGTGCCAAGTGCCTTTGAGTACGGCAGCACACTTCCCTCCAGCTCCTTGGCTACGGTGTTCGCCGCACCATGGTCGAGGAGTATTTTTGCGTGCCACAGAACGAGGTGTGCGAGTTCGAGGTCTTCCTTATTCATTGCAGTCCCCCTTATCGGCTGAAGCAGATAATGACATTTATTGCGGTGCATATAAGCAGGATTACGCAGTATGCGATTTCCCACTTTGTCCACTTATTCATCTACCTCCCTCCCTTTCCTTGATAAGCTCGTCCAGCGCCTTGCGGAGTTTCGCTTCCGCAGAGGGGGCTTCTCGGTCGGCGTTTAGAACCTGACTTACATACTTGTCATGCAGGTTCGCCCTCCAAGCCACTTCTTTGATGGTAAACCCGGCGTTGTGTATTTCGCCGATTAGCTTACCTGTCCATTGTGCAGGCATCCGAATATTCACGCTCCTTTAACTTAATAGTTGACTTTGGTAAGGGCGCGGTGATAGAATGTAAGCGCCAACAAACATTTATGCAGCCCTATACCGTTGAGGTTCATTAACTTTCGTTAACCATCCATGCCTATTGTACTTAACTTCGGTTAATATGTCAAGGCATATCATTAACTTCGGTAAAGTTCTGCGGATTGCACAATTTATGGGAGTGACTTTTGGTATGTTTTACGACAGCTATATTATTTGGTGTGAGAAAAAAGGCGTTTCGCCGACAAAGGCCGCCCTTGATGTTGGGTTAAGCTGCGCTGCCCCTACAAAATGGAAGAAATCCGGTTCTACCCCAAGTGGAGACACCATGAATCGGCTTGCAAGCTACTTCGGCATCACCGTAGACGAGCTTTTGGGCAAAGAAAAACAGCCCACCGATGGTGAGCTGTCTGACGAGGAAAAGGCTATGCTGGATTTGTTCCGGCAGGCGGGGGACGATGCACGGCGCCTGGCGCTGCTTGCTTTAGAACACGGCGAGCAAAAGTGATATTCTCCGGGTGCTGCCGCATCAGTTCGATGAAACGGGTCTCCTCCTTTGTTAATTCTTCCATTACTCTTCTCCTTTATGTCGGTTACGCACGATTCCGTCACGGCGTAGTGTTATTATGTCGTACCTTAATCATACTCCCTTTATTTGCCAAAATCTATTGACGGTTTTGTGGATTTTATTGCTATTTCTTTGTGCATAAAACATATGTTCGTTACAAATATAATAGTACACCACAGGGTGTCCAATAAAAAGGACTGATAGAGGAGATGGGGCAAAATGAAAAAGCTATTTATTGTTTTGGCCGCGCTTCTATTATTATGTAGCTGTGGTAGTCGGCCAGCGGATCACGGAGAGGACTTCGCCCCCTGCACAATCTGCGGCAGAATTACAGGCATAGATGATCTTACTGATGTTGGATATAATGACGAGTATCTATGCAAAGACTGCTTAGACAAAAGAACATTCCTGTGCGAATACTGCGGGAGCCGGTATCCTCTTGAAGCGATGATAAGCAAGAACCCAACATATTGCGAGTTCTGCCGTGACGATGTGCCGCAATGCTACACATGCAATGCTTATAGTGGCCTTCATCACTTCGGGGACATACTCGGAACCGGGGAAGATACATACTTTTGTGGAGAGTGCATCTTTGATGCCATCTCACATTCTGGCCTTGTGGATATCAATACCTTGATAAACAAATGGGTTGACTATACAATGGATAATTTCTAATCAAAATACCGCCCCCGGCAACGAGGGCGGTTAATAATAGGAGGAGAGAAAATGCAAAAAGATTTAGGAATGAAGTGGCTAAAGGTTTGCAAAATCCTTTGGCTGATTGGGGCTGCAATTTGTATCTATTTCATTTGGCTCACTCTAATTGGTTCTGCTATCGTTTTCAGTGCGTTTCCTGCATATACCTTGGTCTGCGTAGCATTGTGCCTCACCAGCTCATTTCTGACCGCTTTGGCGTACACTGCAGTTAGCAGCTTCTGTGCTTCCCGATTCAAATACATAATTGCGTTGTTTGCTATAGCACCTATTTCGGCAGCTATAAATGCATATGGAAGCGTGATTACGGAAGATGGAGGAACGAAACTCATCATGTCCAGCGGATGCTTCGCGATAGTTGCCCTGGCCTGGTCGCTTCCGAACATCATATACTTTATGCACAGAAAGCACCTGTTTACAGGAACAGATCCAGATAGCGACACAACAGAACCAGTTTGCGCTCCTGATGCCGGAGCAGAAAACGCAGAAAGCAAAGCCGCGGAGGAGAAGCCTAAACACGGAATTGAAGTCCACAAAGTAAAGGTTATACCGGTAAAGATAGGGTCAGATAAACAAGAGGGCAAAGCGAAGCAATCGAAAGGAGAACAGCAGGAAAACGAAAAACAAGTAGTTTCCGTCAAAAGCGTGAAGAAAAATCCAATTTCCCTCTATGTATTTATCATTTTGTTTGTGGTTGCGTCCGTAGTGTGCGTATGGCAAGCCGCCCAGCTTTCCGCCGCTCGCGACGATGTTACAACTCTTCAAGGCACCGTCTCTGCGGCAGAAGCGAAAATAAAAGTGCAAGCGTCCGAGATTAAAAAGCAGAACAGAATTATTGACGGCTTGTACGATCAAATTGATAAACTTCATGGAGAGGTTAATAGACTGCTTGGATACAGGAAGTATCTAACGGCTGCGGACATTGAAGACCTTGAACGAAGTTACCAAGAAAGCCTTGATGAAACCCGAGAAATAACCAGAAAGTACGGATAAAGGTTTCGGCTCATGCCGCTATATATAACTGGAGGTATACGAGAATGCTCTGTAAGAAGTGCAAAAAGGAATTGCAGGAAGATTGGCTGTACTGCCCTTGGTGCGGTTTGAACGCAAAAAAAGACTCACGCAGAGCGATATCGCAGCGAAAAGACGGGACATACCAAAAAGCAATCACAATTAATGGGAAGCGCAAGTATTTTTACGGGAGATCAGAAAAGGATGTCATAAAGAAGATTGCAGAATTCAGCAGGGAGGCGGAGAATAAGCGGTCTGCTGCATTTGCTGTCTATGCCGAAGCGCTTGAGCAGTCTTGGGGCAACCTCGCATACAATTCCCTTCGAGGATACAAGCCTGCGCTCGTGCGATGTGTCACTACTTTCGGGAAAACGCCTGTCGCAGACATCACGCCGATGCAGGTGAAGGGTTTCCTCGATAAGGTTGGAAAGACATTCTCACAAAAAACCGTGAACACGCAGAAGAACATAACGAGTCAAGTGTTCGACCTCGCCATCCTCGCCGGGGACATACAAGTAAATCCGGTCGCAAACATAAAAGCGACCGGGAAGAAAACAAGCGGGCGGGAAGAAGCATCGCAGGAGGATAGGGAGAAGATCGCAGCCCATTGGGACGATTGCGCCGTATCACGACTTGGTTACTTCATTATGCTGACCGGGCTTCGTGTGGGAGAAGCACTTGCTCTGCGATACGAGGATATCGACAGGGATAAAAACCAAATCCATGTTACGAAAAGCGTATACTATGTCGGCACCGCCCCGCACATAAAAGAGCCAAAGACGGATGCAGGGGTCAGAACGGTGTTCCTTCTGCCGGATGTCGCAGAACGATTCAATGGGCAGAATGGTTACATCTTCACGAATGAAAAGGGAGAAATCCTTCGAAGCAATGAATCGTCCCGCAATTGGAGAAAATGGTGCAAAAAATACGGAATATGCTGCACATTCCACCAGCTTCGGCATAGCTTCGCAACATCTTGCTGCGAGGTAGGGATTGACAAAGCCGTTATCCAAGGGATGATGGGGCATTCCTCCTACATCGTGACGGAAAAGTACACCCATCTGCGTGACAAAATGTTGGAGGATGCACAGGCCAAATTTACTACATCACTTTTACATCACACGGATGCAAATACAAAGCAATAAACAGCAATAAACGCAAATTGCCGAAATGGAGAAAACCCGCATAAACAAAGGAAAAACCCGCATTTCTGCGGGTTTTTCTTTGGCGGAGATGGAGAGATTCGAACTATAAATAAACATAGTGTTCAACAGAGGTTTTTCCATTAGTACATCACTTTTACACACCGTTGTCTCTTATCCTCGGTGTTTTGCGTATGCGTTGCACAGTAAAATACCCCCTCCAGGTACGGAGGGGGTATTGCTGCGTTTAGGCCTTGATGAAGTATTTATACACTGGGTTTCCACCCTTGGCATATGCCTCTGCTTTTACATATGGGCCATATGTGGGGGGCGTAACATACTTATCTCCAAGGAGATTCTTCTGCGCTTTATAGGCAGAGTATGTATATAGGCGGTCGAGAACACCAACTCTGTCCTCATTCGACATCTTCTTATACTCCGCACTGTTTATGAAGGTCTGAATCTCCTTATGAGCCGTTTGCCCTTCCACAATGCAAAATTCTTCATACTGTTTTGCGTTCATCTTGTAAGTCGTCTTGTTGTTTTTGAAGAACTTTTTGGGCTTGGAGGGGAGAACAGCCGTGTCCTCTGTTTCCTCGTAAAGTTTGGTCAGTGCAACATCAACAGGATCGCTGCTTTCCTCGGAATAGTAACCGGGGGAAAGCATATTGTACGCCAACCGGCCGAAGAAACTGCCGCCGGTATTCTCCTGTTTGTTGCCCCACAAATCGATGCGAGAAGTAAGGACCTTGGAGGCAAACGGGACTTTAGCAAGCTGTTTGTCAACAAACACTTTGACTTGCTTAACAAAGCCCTTGTAATTGGGGTCATAGTAATATGCATTTCGGCTGGTGTCGTCTACTGCGCGGGCAATCTGGCCGAGGATTGTCGGGTTCGCCTGTGCCAAGTAACTGAAGCCGTTAGTGGTCACAAACGATGCGATAGCAGCCTCATCCCCATATTTTCCGCTGGAAAGAGCTGCGTTCAGGCCTTGCAACATGGACATCTCCAGCATGGGCTCCGATATGGTGGAAAGCGCATCTGCCAGAGTTGCAAAAGAAACTTCATCACCGTTTTCCACTGTTTCGGCAACTGCAGCGCCAGTAAAGAGAGGCAAGGAGAAGGGGGCCAACCAGTCAATCGTATAGTACTTGTCGCCGATGTGAAGGGCAAAGCCCTGCGCACCACTATCTTTCTTATACTTTTCGTCCTTATCGCTGCCAAGAGCGCCAGCAAGGAAACCAAGAGATTGCAGGAAATAGCCAAGCGCGAATATGCCTGTTCCGGTAAGACCGGCAGAAAGAGTGTCTATCGCCTCTGCTGCAGTCTTGTTGCCCTTCTTGACATCGTAGACCGCTTCCTTTATGCCCTTGATTAAGCCAATGGGGCTGTATTCAATACCTCTTACGGCAATGTCAATAGGGGTCTTTGTGAACGGCATAACGCCTTCTGCAAGGGCTGTTCCTACATACCAACCCGCCTTTGCACCTTTTGTTTCAGCGGTTTGCGCCTTTTTCAAAAGGTTGCGCTTTGTTTTGTTGATAAAGGATGCAAACTGGTTTGCATCTCGGAATGTCGCCTTCTGTGCTTCCAAGATGGCGTAGGTTCTTGCCTTATTCAACACTTCCTGCGCCTGCGGAGTATTCCGAGTGATCTTGTCGTAGTCCAAATGGTTGGCATACAGATAACCGGCAAGGGCTCTCGCATAGTGGTGTTTGCTGAAAATCTCATCGCCTTTGTCCATCGCCTTGTTGGTCAGCTTCCGCCAGCCCTCAATGGCTTTTGACTTGAAGATTGTTCGTTTTTCCTCTATGCTGCTCGACTGGTTGTACTTGCCTCCGCCTTGGATTTCGTCCACAACAGTGTCAAAGTCTTTTTTGCCAAACTCCATCAGCCGTTTTCCGACATTGGTTTTTGTAAAGAACGCTGACTTTGTACGGCCACCATTTCGGATGAATGCTTTTTCCATCCCAGCGGCAAGGAGGTTCTTTGTTGCGACCAGAGGCATAAAAGCCGCATTGCCTACAACATTTCGCACCTGCGTGCGGATGTTTCCAAGCATCGAGAGATAGCGCCATGCGTTCCACTTGTCCCATGCGGTTGCGGGGATTTGGTCTGCAATGTTCTGTTCGATCTCATCGATCGTTTCGTCAACTGCTTTCCCCTGCTCTTTCGGGTCTTTGATGTTCTCGGCTTCAAGCAGCTTTCTGGCAAGCCCCTCATCAATCTGAATTGGGTCACCGCCATTGTCCACAATGTTCTTATTCATCGTGTCCACCATGCGGTTGAGATAATACAGCTTTCCGGTAGGCGTTGCTTTCTTCAAAACCCGCATCGCCTGCACGACTTGACCGGCTCTGGTGGCGGCAGCGGCGACATCTGCAGCATAACGCATGGCGTTCTTTACATCGCCAGCTTTTGCAGCCTCCATATAGAGGTATTCACCGAGCACAAGCGTTTTCTTGTCAAGCACCTGATCTCCGTTCACCGCATTGGTAAACAGCTCATCCGCCTTGTCGTATCCCTCTTTATCGATAATTCGCTCGGCATATTCCTGCGCCTTTTTGTCGCTGATTACCTCGTACCCTCTTGCTCCTGCAAGGATTTCTTTTGCGTGCTCCTCCAGCATGGAGTCTGGGGTTTGACTCGCTTCAAGAATCGTCCGAGTGCCGCGGGTAACCTTTTGCCCATTTACGCTGGTGGGAACATAAATATCCCTTGCTGCTTTTTCACCACGCTTAAATGCGCCTTGCTCAATGGCGAGTTTCTCCATCTCTCCACGGAAACCGCTGCGAAGGGTAGACAGCTTTTCATTGTACTGCGTAAGGGCTTCGGTGTCTGTCGCTCGTACTTCTCCACGGTATCTTTCGGAGATCGCATTGTACTCATCCATGTAAGACGCAAGGGCTCTTGCCTTTTTCTCTTTGCTCTGCGCTTCGGAGAGGTCAGCAATCAGTTTCGCTTCTCCATCTTTCCAGGCAGCCGTATTCTTCGCTTCCGCAGTTGCCTGCTGTCGATAGTCAGCAAGCTGCTGACGGATGTCCTTCACCTCAGCTTGTGCAGCCTTCAGCTCATCGTTTGCTTTCTCGGTTGCTTCGGAAACAACCCTGTCGATGTCGGCCATGTACTGGGCATCTTCCATGAGGGAGTAGCGGATATCCTTGCTTTCGGTTGGAGCGGTATTGTCAATGTTCTTAAATTGACTACTGTCAAACGCCACATACACGGTGGCATTATCATATTTGCCCTCTACAATGTATCCGTCATAACCAAGCGTATTGCGTGCTGCCTTAAGAACAGCGCCGGTGCCTGCTCCACCGTTCGCGATCTCTGCAAGGATTTCGCTATCACTATCGCTATATTCCATAGCCGCCTTTACGGTAGCATCCATCGCCCGGTTATACCATGTTTTTGAAGGGTACCCAATACCGCCAGCAGGATCGTAATTCACAAGCACTTCATCACCGGTCGGGTCAACAGCCTGCAAAAGTTTTTTTACTTCTGCCCTTGTCAGCGTAATCTCGCTATCGCTCAATGGCTTTTTGATATCAAGATACCCCTCAAGGAGTTGTCCGCCATCCTTTTGGTAGCCCTCTGCCATCGGCTTGTAGTCAGTGAAATAGAAGCCTTGCCCCTCGGAACTGCCATGCTGGGACATGAAATCGGGTGAAAACTCGGTAAACACCGCCGGGCTTCCATGATATACAGGTTTCAACCTGCCCTCTGCGTCAACGACTTTGGAGCCGAAGAAATACTCCCGCTGCTCGGCAGAAAGCTCCCTGCCGGTACTGTCCATTGCCGGGATATCCATAAGGGGATGTTTCCCGTTTGCATCTTCTGCGCTATTCTGCATAGAATAGTTATTGACAGCATCAGTGTCTTGTGCTACACTAATGATGTCGAAGTCAACCGCTGTGTTCCGTCTGGGCAATTGGAGCCCATCTCGATGAAGCAGTCGGTTGGCTTCTTTTTTGCTATACCCTATGAGATTCCCACGAATCAACTGGTCTGCAATAAAATTGCGACTGTTCTCCTTCCCATAAAGGCTGGCAATTCTTGTGACCACATCAAATCCGTTATTTCTGCTTAAATGCAAAGCGACAACAACAGGGTTCCCACTGCTATCGGAAACAGCTGTAACCACAACAGAGGAGTTGGGAACCGTGTCAGACTTCAAGAGAAGAACGGGCTTTTCTATCATTTCCGGAAGTTTGAGAATGACATCGTCAGAAAGCTCGTGACCGTGAATATCAACGGTCGCCTTTCTCTGGGCCTTCGTTACAACAGACTGTGCCATCACAATTGGCTCATTCGCAAGACCAGCAGCTTGCAAATATTCCGATGTATTGTTCAGGTAGAACAAATCCGTCGGGCGCATCTTCCCAGCCTTGTAATCTGCAAACTGTTCTGCGAACGGGCGATTATTGCCTTTTACAGCCGCATCCATAACCGAGTAAGATATCTTTCCCGCTTCTTCCGCATCGCTCCTTGCTTCCATACCGTCAATCAAAGCCCGCTGCGATTCGGACAGCCTGTTGTAGGCTTCCTGTGCAGAGGGCTTTCCTTTTAGCTTTTTGAGGATACGGTTCAAGAAACCTTTAATGCCGGTGGCGGCTTCCGTATTTCTTGCACCGATGTACTCCAGCATATCCCGGCTGCCCAAAAGATCACCGCTAATATCGGCAGCGACTTCCTCCGCAGCTGCATTCTGGTCAAGCTCAATTCCATTGCGCTCGTACAGTTCAGTTTTGGCATCCATCATGCCCTTTACCATATCGGCATAGTCGGGGTTCTCTACCAGCGTATCAATCATCCCGGAATACTTGCTATCAGCTACAAGGTCGTGAAACATCTCATGCCCAAAAGTAACCATCAGCGGATCGCGGGAATTGATGTTGACATAAATGGTGCCATCCGGTGCGCGATAGCCATTGGTCAGTCGGTACTGCCCATTGACCTGCACCGCACCCTCGAACCACACGATAGTCTTGCCAAGGTATTTCGCTGCATTGTTCACCTCGGCAACAGTTTTCTTTTTACTGCCGGGAATTTCAGCTTTCTTATAGCCGATCTCGGTATTGCCGCGCACATCGGTATTGGTGATCTCCTTGATACGGCGCTTGCCGTCTACATCGGTAATGGTGTTTTGCTCAACGGAAAGCCATCTTTCTTCGGATTCCCGCTGCATCTGCTCCGCCTGCGCCTGCATATCGGCATCGAACTGGGCAGCAGCCTGTTCTCCTGCAGCAGCGACACGCTGGGCATATTCCGCCTGGGAGATCGCCTGTTTACCGGACTTCGCAATGTTCTGCGTAGCCACTTCGATAGCGGCAATATCCTGTGCTGTGTTTCCGCTGAACTGTACGCCGGTCAACTGGGAGAATGCCTGTCTTGCGGCAGGGTCGTTATTGATGCGAGCAGCTACGCCTTGGTTAGCTGCTACACCGGCAAGGGCGCTGTTGTAGGCTTTCTCTCCTGCGTTGGCAGGATTATCAACTGTGGGCGCAAAAGCCTGCCCTACGCTGTCCTCGGCTGTTTTAATGGATTGTGTGCGCTGGGCATCGGTAATAGCTGTTGCTACGGCTTGCGGAGTAGCTTCCACATTCAGTTTTTGGGCCGCCTGCGCCAGCGCATCCGCTTTGGAGGCCATCGCCTTAATCTCATTGATGGAGACCTGGGTAATATCGTTCTGGATTTTGGAAAGGCCGCTCTCGGCATCATAGGTGAGGTTTGCTTCATACAGTCTGCCCACCATTTGGTTGCTGGGGTTCTTTTGCACCTCCGCCGCATAAATGGCAGGTGCGGTGCCTGCGCCTTTCTCCATGCCCTCCTGCACCTGCTGCGCTACGGCAGCAGGGGAAGCATTCAGTGCCTTGCCTACACGGCTATAGGTGACGGAACGCATCGCAGCGTTGCCGCCGCCAAATACACCGCCTGCAAGAGCACCAAGCAGGATATCATAGCCGAAGTTGTCCATCTCGTCACTGTCGCCGGTGAGGGCCTTTTCAATGGCGTAGTTGATAACATCCTCTGCGCCCTCCTCAATGCCTTCGGAGAGAGCGTCCCGCAGCCACTTGCCACCCACGGAATTGGCGAGGTTATACAGGCCGGGGGCATCGGACATCAGCTTTTTGGTTGCGGCTTGCCCCAGCTTTGTGCCGCCGAGTCTTCCGAACACACCGCCGATCTGCTCTGTGGTGTATGTTGCGGCTCCTGCGCCAAGGCCGAGTGCAAATGCGAGATCGCCGTTGCCATACTTCTCGTATGCGTCTGCGTACTTGTGGCCAAGAGAGGATACCGCCATCAGCCAAAGCCCTGCCGCGTGTGTCGGGTCAATTGCGCTCGCAGCAGCAGGAACGGCCATGCCCGCAAGCGTTCCGGCAGTATCAAGGCCGAGACCTTCGAGAGTGCCTACACTCGCCCTGTCCTTTTCCCGCTTCAGCTCGGCAACAGTCTTGTAATCTGTTATCGGCGCAGCGTCTTTCTTGCCCACGCCTGCAGTCTCAAGCGCCTCCTTCGGGGAAACGCCCTTGTCCATAAGGTTCCTTGCGCTGGTTCCGGCTTGCCGATACGCCGCTTCACCGCCGCCCAGGTAGTGAGAAAGAACACCTGCGCCCTGCATGAACGACTGGCCGAAGTCCTGCAACGAGGCCAATGTAGCAGTACCGGCCTTAAACTTGTTTTTGCTTGGGTCGTAGTCCTCGGTCGCTTCGATGTTCTTCTGTGTTTTATACTTGGTTTCCGCATTGACGGAGTCGGCGTAGATACGGCTTGCGATGCCGAGCTGCTCTGCTTCCTCCTTCTTCATACCGGCACGATGGTATGCGCCAGCCTTGATAAGGGCATCGTCCCGCTGCTTTTTCAGCGCGTCTACCTGCTTCTTCATGGCATCGCTTTGTTTACGAGAAGAAGCCCCAGCAGGCGCAGCCTGGGTAGGCTGCGTGCTGGGGGCAGAGGGATTATATTGGGTAGCTTTCTTCACAGATTGAACAAGAGAGTCAATGCCGCTCCGCTGGTAGTTCTGCTCAAGCTCCGCGGCAGGCGATGCACCGATAGATTTTTGATAGTTTTGTTCCAGCGTTTTTCTATCCATTTTTCCTCCTGTTATTCAAGTCCGAGAAGTCTTGCCGCCATTGAATCAGAATAACCGGCCCGGCGCAACATGTTGTAGGAGTCCTGCAAGGCGGCATTGTAATTTGGGTTGTCCTTTTTGGTGGTTTTTGTCTTTGCCTTCGGGGCCTTTGCCAGCCCGGCGGAATAGCTTGCCTGCGCATTCAGCTTTCCGCTCTGCGGCTCCCGGTTCGCCTGAATCATGTCAAGGTATGCCTGATTCACCGCATCGGAATAGGCGTTATCCGCATCGGCAAGGCTGCTGTTATAGCGGTTGTTCAGCCGGACATAGGAGCTTTCCGCGAGGCCGCCATTGATGCCCTCACGAGCCAGCTGCCCGGGGAGGTTCTTTAGCGCCATCTCTTTGGCAATGTACGCCCTGCGTGCATTGTCTTCCCGCTGCTGGGCCGCCTGTTTCTGCTGGGCCTCATACATCTGCCGGTTGTAGGCAAGCAGCTGGTCGTAGGCAGCGGTCTGCGCATCCAGCTGCGCTTTCAGGCTCTCAAGGTATGCGTCCCGCTCGGAGGTGTCCGTCACGGTGGAGGAAATTTTCGGGGAAACTCCAGCCAGGTTAGCCTTTGCCGAAGCAAGAGCTCCGCCCTTTATCGCTGCATCTACAGCGCCCCTGCCGGGCTTATTTACTTCGGAGCCTGCTGCTGCGGCCGCCCTCGCCACATCGTAACCTATCGGCTTGACTGTGCCGGTGTTTTTGATGGTGTTGCTGCTTCCGCCATCGTTTACAAGGGTCACATTCTTTTTCGGCGCCATCTTATCCCTCCTTATCAAATGCCGCCGTGTCATACTGTTCCACGGCGGCTAAAATTCTGGCACGCAGCGCCTGCGCAGATGCGTGCTCTACTCTGTACTTTTCTTTTACTTCCTCCAGCTCGGCAAGAAGCCGCTCATAGTCTGTCTGCGGCTTTTCTTCCTCTGCCTTGTAGGTCACGCCAAACCAGTCGCACACGCCTTTGCACAGTGCTTCCCCTATGGCTTTCTTGTTCTGCACCAGCCAGATCGCGTCCTGTCCGTTGTCGTGGAAAGCCAGCTCCGGATAGATGGAAAGCATCGGGGTTCTGCCGATTTCGTAAAACTCGTCTTTCTGGTACACGCCCCGGTGGGTATTCCGGGGGTAAATCTCCATCAGGCGGCGATAAACCATCTGGCAGGCCCGGTCGCTTACGCCGCCGGCTTTGCCGTAGCGGAGAATGGTAGGCCCCTGCGCCGTCCCCTCTTTTGTGGTGGCAGTGCTGGCGTTGGTGTGAATGGGCATATGCAGGTCACTGTCCCATACTATGCTTTCCGCTACACGCTCCTGCATGGTCTTGGAAGGGTCAGCTACCATTACCTCAAAGCCGCAGCGGGTGAGGGCATCGGCGCAATAAGCGCCGATTTCCACACACACATCATGCTCATACACGCCGGGGAAGCCGTAATACGGCCCATGCGGTTTTGGTCTGCGTTCCGGGGAAAGATACACTTTAGGCATCTTCCACGACCTCCTCGTGCTCGTATTCCGCCACCACAGGCTTTTTCATCATATTGGTGGTAGCGGCATCGTATGTACCGTTGGCAGCCAGCGCCACAATAACGGCGTTCAGCAGGCACAGGATTACGCCCTGTACCGTCACGACAGAGCCGTTAAATGCTTCTGCGCCGATGAGGATAGCCACCGCCACAATGTACGCCAACAGTTGTGCGTTCAGCTTGGCAAGGGGGGTCTGCTTCAAAAACTGGGTGATGATGGTGACCATCATGACTGCACCTGCATAAGTACCAAGGGAAGTCCAAGTTACAAATTCGTTCATTTTATGTCCTCCTTAAAGGAATTTGAGTTCGCCACGAATACAGCGGTCGTGGACGCTCTTAATGTTGCGGATCGCTGCATCCGCTTTGGAATTGATGTAGACATCTTCGTGCTCCACACAGTACTCTGTGTAGTTGTCGATATCCTCCAGCACATTGTTGAAGGATTCTTCGCTGTGGTTCACCCCACGGCGCAGCTCGTCCGAAAAGCGCAGGATGCGGATGCGGCACATATCTGTCCGGTAGCGTTCGTCAGAATCAATATGCTGTTGCAGCTTATTGTCCAAGGCTGACATACCGGAGATAATCTGATCCTGCTTGTCCTGCTTGCGGTCAATACGATGCAGCAGCCAGCTAATGACGGTAGCCAATGCGCCGGAGCCGAGGAGGGCCAGTGCAATTTCCATGGGTTATGCCTCCTCAAAATACTGGCCTACAAGCTCGTGCGGGAGGTACTGCAGCACAATGGTGCCAGTCTCATTCAGACGCTTGCAGAGGTAGGTCTTTCCGTCTTCCGGGTCAAGGTAGTACTTGCCGTACTCATACTCCATGCCCCTCGATGCCTGGATGGGGTCATCAATCGTTCCGAGAGAACTAATGTTGATGACTACCCACAACGCTGGGACAACAGGAGGTGTCCAGTCTGCTTGCGAGGTGTGCGCCTGCAAGCACTTGTATACCTTGCCATCGTGTCGTCTGCGGTCACCCACCGCATACTTGGTATCAGCTTCCCATGGTAGGAACAGCATGGGGTTCTTTGCTGCATCAGCGTCCACCATGGCGCCGGTCACGCTGTCAATGCTCGTCCGAATCTCCTGCGCCTGCTTCAAGATATCATCCCGCATTGGCTGTTTCCTCCTTTTCTTCGGTTTCTGCGCCAAGGGTTTGCAGAGCTGCTTTCAGATGTTCCAACTCTGTTTCCTGCTTTGCTTTTACTTCTTTGGCTTTTTCGGTGTAATAGCCCATTAGTTCACCCCCAAAATATTAAGAGCATTCATTGTGTCAATATAAGTAGAGCCATTCTCTATAGATACCCATTTAGAACCATCAAAAAGATAACCTTGCTTCTTTTCGCCCTTGCCAGCAGAATTTCCAAGATAAATTTGTATTGGGTCAATTTTAATCTGTGTGTCTTTCCCAGAGAGCGCATTCCACTTTTCGTCATGTCCATCATAAATAATTTGAAGTGTCCCGGCGATTACATCAATTTGTGGAGTGAGCTTATAGATTGGGCCAATATCTGCACTACCAACTGCTTTTGGCTCTCTTATAAACAAACTTCCATTATAAGATACACCAAGAAAAATATTTCCATTACTTCCACTAAACGGAAAAGCATTTTGAATAGATGTACTTTCGTAAGTTGACATATCAATCTTAAACAATGTTCCTTTAATATCAACGACATATCCAACGCCGTCGATTATTAAAAATGGAATTGTATCTCTTTGAAGTCCGCCTAAAGTGATAACATCAGACTTTAATCTTGTTGTTTTTGTTGTTTCCGGGTCAAATACGCATAAGTCATATGTATAGTCAGTCATATCGGTTGACGGCTTACAAATAAAATAGATTTTATTATTATAAAGCGACAATGTGCTTGGGTAACACATTGAAAATCCTGCGGGATATGTGGGTATTGATGTTGATGCTGTACTCCCGTATGACATTTTAGCAAACAAATTCCCAAAATATGCTGTGTCAAAAGATGAAGTGCCGCCAATCCAATACATATCGTTCCCAACAGTAATTGGAGTAGAAATATTTACTATCGATGAGGAGGCATAAGAAGAACGAACAAAAGATACGGTGCTTCCTGGTACTAAATTCACCTCAGCACAATACTGAGCATAATTCCAACTTCCACCAGTATTGTCTGAAAATGCAGTAGTATAAACTTTGTCTTTTATTTTTGTCATTGGTAACACGGTTCTATAAGCAGAAGAATACATAGAATATGAAAAATCCGAAAGTGATACATACCCAACACTATTCACAGTAACATGTCCAAGCTTATGTGAAAATACTATCTTGTCATCAATAAGAGAAAATGCACTTACTGCGGATTGAGAATGAGTGCTTGGAAAAACAATTTGCGCAGTATCAATAATTGAACTGACATTATTTGTTATATTTACTGCGTTCGGTTTCTGTGCAAGTGGAACCCACAGTTTGCTTGTGTCTGTTGGAGGTGTGGATCCAAAGTCAATGTTCAAATCAGCTCCTCCACCACCCAATGTAATGGGATTTCCTAAAATACTCATATTCACCCTTTCCGGGGTGAGTATTTAGTTCACCCCTAATATATTTAGTGCGTTCTGCATATCCGCTACATAGCTTTCACCGGAGAGGGATTTCCATTGGTTTGAAGCTGTATCATACAGATATGCGTTTGTAGGTTGTGCTATGTTGTTGCTGTCGCCAAGATAAGCTTGACGAAGATAAGCTGTAATTTTGGTATTCTTATCACTGATAATAGGGAATGGATTATCGAAGCCAAAGTCAGCTTGCAGGAATAGATGATTATTCTCAAGATTTGTTTGAATGGTAAATGTTCTTACAGATGAAACAACGGGAGTAGTTCCGGCACCTGCAGAACCACCAAGCACCCATAGTTTGTTTATAACTAAGCCATAATAAGCACAGTTTGTAACACCAGGAAATTCAGTCGAGACGACGGTGCCGGTATCTGTTTCCGTGTCGTATCTGATAACTTTGAATGGAGAACTTCCGCCTGTTGTGCTGGTACATAGAATATAAATATACTTCCCGTGCACACAGCAAGGAGCATACTGCCCATATGTTGCCGAATCGGCGCTTGCCAAACTTACACTCTTTAAGTATTTTTGGCTATCCAAATCATAAATTCTTAAAGAAGAATTGGATGTAGAAGAAGTTCTACCACAAATTATGTATAACTTGCTTCCAACAACAACAGCACTTGATGCGTATAAGCCAGTAGTTCCCGGATTCCATAGTGAATATGAATTATTTGCAATATTATAAATGCGAATATATTGATATATATATGTTGAGTTACTTTCAAAACCACCATAAATATATATATTCCCTTTATAATATACACAGCAAGGGTAATTATAATAGTTGTCAGGAAATGTAGCTAAATCCGTTAGTGTATTGCTTACCGTATCGAACACAAATGCCTTCTTTGGTCCACCGCCAAAACAATATATCTTGCTGTCAACTACACAAAATGTACCGGCTACCCATGTCCCAAGAGTATAAACATCTTCTGTTTCACCTGTTTCGGTATTAAAACGGCTAATTGCGCCAGTTGATGCTCCTAGATTACCTTTTCTGCCAGCAATCATGTAAATATATTTTCCGATTGCCCCATTTCCAGAACAACCAGCAGACATCGCATCCGGAAGTGCGTACTGCGTCGTAGAAATTACTTCGCTACCATAATTAAGCACAGGACTACACTCAACAGCACTCGGTTTTGTTGACAATGGTACCCAGAGCTTGGTGGTATCAGAGGGAGGGGTTGCTCCATAGTCTATGTTGAGTTTTACCCCCCCCCGTTGGTAATAATTGGGTTACCGTAAATTACGCTCATGCTGTTACCTCCGTTATCGTAACCTGTACGGTCATGTCTGCGCTCGGCTTATCGCCAATGCATTTGGCCGTAATCGTTCCGTTATTGTTCTCCATCCATATCGCAGATGTGCCGCTGTCGATGAGTACGCCGAGGGAGGCAGCATCCATTTGGATGTCTACCTTGCTGTTGGCGGTGATGCCGCTGATGGTTACCGTCTGCGAAAGGTTGCTCCAAGATGCAGTCGGTAAAGTGACCGAAGCTCGCTTTACCTTGCAAGCATTGATGGCAGTCTGCTGGGCGGTGGAAACAGGCTTATTGGTATCGCTGGTGTTATCTACATTTCCAAGTCCGACCTGGGCTTTGGTCACGCCATGCGGGTTAGCCTTATCGGAAACATGGGTATAGGGTGCCTGCTTCACATTGTCCACATTGCTAAGGCCCACTTGCGTTTTGGTTACTTCGTGGGGGTTGGCCTTGCTCGCGATATGGCCGGGCACATCCGCCAGCGCCGCATTGAACGCCGTTTCCGTACCGGAATAGCCGCCCTCTACGGCGGTCTGATAGGCGGATTTACCATCGGCACCGGCTACGCCTGCGGGGCCTTGTTCGCCCTGCGGGCCAACGGGGCCTTGAATGCCCTGAATACCCTGCTCACCTTGGGGGCCTGTTGCGCCGGTAGCACCAGCCGGGCCAGTAGCGCCAGTCTCACCCTGTGGGCCTGTTGCGCCGGTATCGCCCTTTTCGCCTTTGTCACCTTTGGGGAGTACAAAATCGAAAACCGCAGCGGAGGTAGTGCCGCTGTTGGTAACGGAAGCAGCAGCGCCGGAAGTAACTGTACCGACCGTGATGGTAGCAGCTGCGCCGTCTGCGCCCTTTTCGCCAGGTGCGCCCTTTGGGCCTGTTGCGCCTGTTGCGCCAGTAGCGCCTGTGGGGCCTACTTCGCCCTGTGGGCCTTGGACACCCTGCGGTCCTTGCGGGCCGATGGGGCCTTGCAAAGCACCTACACTTACCCAGTCATTGGCCGTCTCGCTATAAATGTAGCACTCGCCATCTTCCTGCACATAGTACATCTTATCGTTACCGGCTGGGATCGCGTTTTTCAGCGCTGCCAGTGTAGGATAGCTGTCCTCGATATACAGGCTGGTTCCGTCTTTACCTGCGGGGCCTACGGGGCCTTGTGGGCCGATTGGGCCTTGCGGGCCTTCCGGGCCTCTGCCGCCGGGAGCGCCTGTAGCGCCGGTGTCGCCCTGTTCACCCTTGGGGCCTGCGGGACCAGCCGGGCCTTGTGCGCCGGTTGCGCCGGTTGCTCCACGGGCACCGGTTGCACCGGTATCCCCCTTGGGGCCAGTATCGCCTTTATCACCTTTGGGGCCGGTTGCGCCTGTGGCTCCGGTAGCACCGGCAGGGCCCTGTTCGCCTGTTTCGCCCTTGGGGCCCTGGATGCCCTGTACGCCCTGTAAGCCTTGCGGGCCTCTCGTACCCTGTGCGCCCTGCTCGCCCTGTACGCCCTGCGGCCCCTGCGGGCCTCTCACACTGACGGCCTGCGGGGCAATGGCGGTATCCTGAATGGTGAAGGACATAACGCCGCTGGCATCTACATAGGGAACAATAACGGGGCCTGTCAGGCCTTGGTCACCCTTCGGCCCCTGCTCGCCTGTGTCGCCTTTCTCGCCCTGCGGGCCGGTATCGCCTTTCAGGCCGGTAACAATGGTTTCGGTACCATCATCTGTTACTGTGCCATTGGCGAATTTCAGGCGGCTGCGCTGCGGCGCTACTGTGCCATCCGGCGCTATGATGATGTGGCCGGAAGACCCGGTGGCTTCCCATGTCTCGCCGTCATTGCTGGTTTCCAGCACCTTGTCGCTGTTCAACCGGATGTATTTCACATTGCCGGTGATGATGCGCTTGGCCAGCTCCGCCTGTACGGTACTGGCATTACCTTTAATATCTGCTGCGCCCATATTGCTGGCAGCCGCCAGTGCGTTCAGGGCATCAACAAGGCTGTTATACGCAGGAATGACGACCTCACGCACCACAGCCTCTACGGAGAATTGCATTTCATTGACGGAAAGGTTCGGGGTGGTGTCCTGCCCAATTACCCCAACCCTGTTGCCGTCACTATCGGTAAATACTGCATCCGGGGTATAGGGATTGCCGTCGGATGCTTTGATTTTTTCAAACATAGCTTACCCCCTGTACTTTCTCGTTTCTCGGTACTCTACTGCGATGTTCTCGATGCCGAAAGGCTCCGCATTGCCGTTGGAGAAGCGGAACCGCACTTTATCAAGGTTGCGCATATCCAGCTTCCTGCCCAATACCTTCGGAGTTGCATCGGTACTCCATGTCCACTTCGACCAGTCTATATCCTCCCATGAGAAGAAGCGGGCAGTTCTCGCATCGGTCAGAATGGAGATCCATTTGCCACTGCACATCGCAGAGGCGTTTACGCTCGTCCGAACGAACGCAGACAGCCTGCACGCAAGGTAACGGAAGTGCTTGCTGGAGTAAAAGGTCTTGCCATCGATATCTGGGGTTTCCCACTGGCACCCTACTGGTGTGTATGTCTCCCCGTCCATCGTGTCGTTGTAGGAGTTGGGAGCGGTCTCATCGGTATTGAATTTGCATACTTTGCCGTCCGCCGTACCAAAGAACAGTTCGCCGTTATCGTCCCAGATCACCCTTGCGGGTATTCCGGTCAGATAAAAGCACTCGTACTGGTAGTTGGAATACGGCTCCCCATCCTCGTAGTGCTTTTGCAGCAGGTCAAGCACATACACGCCAGCACCGGCCGCAATGAAATAAAAGTCCTTGTGGATGCAGGCATAGGCATCGGCGATATTGCTTTCCGAAAGCAGCTTCGGATTGATATAAAAGCTGCGGCTCTGCACATAGCGCTCGCCGGTCACATCGGAAGCAGTCAAGGCAAATATGCCGGTGGAGGAAAGGAACAGCGGCTCGTTATCGGTCGGCACAAAGCTGTGCGGAGCGATGGCGCCGTGTCCGGTGATGACATTTCCGGTCTTAAATGCAAAGGTCTCCACGCTGTTGCCGAGATCATCGGTCTCCGTTACCGTGGAGCCGGTGCGCACATACACCGCGCCGGTGGTTCCGCTCTTGTGGGCCGCTATCCTGTCGCCCACGATGGAATAACCTACAATGCGCTCGCTATCCTCGCCCAGTATCGAATAGGATAAATCGGAAAAATAGGAAAAATCATTCTGCGCCGACCAAAAATCCCTGTTCTTAAAGTTCGGATCGCCGGTCACAAATAGCCGTGTGCCCGTCTCGCCATACACAATACAGGTATCGCAGTTCGTAATGCGGCTGCGGCTCTCGCTCCTGTCCTTAGATGCAGTGATATATACATTGTCCGCGCCCTCCAAAGGGGATTTACCCGGAGCGGCTACGAATGTCACGGTGCCGCTGGTGCGGTTTACAGTAAAGTCGGTAGTCTCTACCTTGTCTACGAAGGAACCGTCAGCTTGCAATACCTTTGCCGTTACAGGTGTTGTATCCAAATTTTCAAGGGAAAGTTGAAATACTGTTGCTGCTGCGGTCTTATCTCCTACATAGAAAGATTCCGTCCACTTATCCGACATGAGGTTGATATCCTCATAAGTTGTTCCGCCGGTACCATCCGGATTTTTATTGATAACGATGCGCGGCACATAGGCGCTGTCCGATACATTAGCCACGGTAAAGGTGTCGCCACTGTGCGTTACCTTGTAGTAGTGTGCTCCATCCAGCAGGTACAGCGCTTTATCGAAGTTCTTGCCAACCGAAAAGGCATCATTCATGGCGGACGAGATCAGCGTATCTCCTGCATACAGTTTCGTGCCCGCATGGATAATATCTGTCCCATCCAGAGAGAACCGACCATTGATACGGCCATCGTATACCGCCGTCTTGGCAAAGCCAAGGCGCTTTCTCACGCGGCCGGGGGAGGAACGGATCATGTTCTCGCAGTTGGGGCTTCTTCTTGGGTCAATATTGGTTGCGCCGCTGGAAAAGTCGCAGCCATAAAAGTCGTTAATGACCATGGCATTGGTCTTTACCACATCAGCGCTGGGGAGTTTTGCCGGGGAATATCTCATTTGCTCCCCTCCTTACATCATGAATACGGTTTCAATTACTTGGTGTTTCTCGATGTCCTCGTCCGTCATAGCGCCTACCATCTCTGCAAAGCGTCCGGTTAGGAACTGATTCAGCGCCAGTGTTTCATCAATGCCGCTTGTGGCATCAATGGCCAGCCGAAGTGGAATCAGCGGAACCGCCTTGGGCTCCACCTCTATCTCGGTCGCTCCGGAAGCGCCTGCAAGGGTGGCGTGCCGGTGCTTATACTGGATATCGAACTGCCCGCTGTAATGGTACGGGATCGCAATATGGTATTCATCCAGCCGCCGGTAGTCGGAAAAGTCGCGGAAGGCCACGCCGTCACCGGAGAAAAGGATTTTAACCATGCCGTTCATCTGCTGGGGCAGCTCATACGGCACCCATGCTATGTGCTCCGGGATTTCTACCAGCGGGAATGCATAAAACGCAGCGTTTCTTACCTGGAATGGGTACTGCGATTCCAACTTGATACTGCCGTTAAAGCTGCCGGAAAGCCGCTGGAACTCAGGAGCGGTAATCTGCCGCCGGCCCCCATCGATAGTCGCTGTTAGAACACCGCAAATTTCAAGCGTGTAGGCTTTTGCATCACTGTTGGTAAACTCGTAGGTATCACCGGGATAAACCGTCTTAGCTTCAAAATGGGAGCCCTCCATGCACCGAGGCATGTTCTGAACGATGCTGATGGATTCGATCAGCGGGAACTGCGATTCCACCATTGCAACAGCACCGTCCAGCAGGTGCTCCATTCTGTCCTTGTAGTCGGCTATAAATCCGTTGCTTGCGGCAGCGCCGTTTACGGTGGCTTCATCTATCCACCGCAGCGCACCGTTGATGGCATCGTTCTTGTTCATTCAATCACCCCATGTACCCTGCTTCTTCAAGGATGCGGGCGACTTCTTCGGGTACATCCACCCATTCGCCACGCTTGATCTGATAGGTGTAGCCGTTGATGCACACAGGCACTACGACATCTTCTTTGTTCAGCTTGTCCTTCGGCAGACGGATGCGTACCTTCTTGCCCTTGGCGAGTTCCTCGCCGGTCGCTTTTTCTACGATCTCTCCGACCATGTCGGGGTTCTTAATCTCTTTAGCCATGTTAAATCCTTTCTGTAAAAGAAGGGAGGGGTGTTACCCCCTCCCTTGTATTTGGTTAGGCGGTAGCCATGGACTGAATGCAGACCATTGCCAGCTCCTGCAGGCGAACAGTAACCGCCATCGCTTTCCAGCCGACACTCGCGCGCTGGTTCAGGGGATCCTCGGTACCGGCGGAGCCAGTGGGCTTGATGATGATTTCGGGCTTGGAGGAGCCATCCACATCAACCACGCCGTAGGCGTCCTTGCCTACGATAAGGGTCTTATGCAGGGTACCCGCAGTAGCGGTCTTTGTGTCGGTGGGACACATGGTGGTCAGAATGAAACGGACACCATGGATACGGCCGATCTCGCCCTTCATGATGTTCTCTGCACCATTGTACTTGGAGATATCCTGCCACAGGCTGTCGTTCTGCAGGTCGTATGCTACATCGGGATCACAGAAACCGATGTAATAGCCGCCCTCCAGGGGCTCGGCATTGTTGTTGCGCAGGGTGCGCACCGCTTTCTTGATCTCCTCGCTGTTTACCACCTTACCGGCGGCAATAGCGGCAGCGGAAGCAGCGCCACCGGCGTACTGCTGGGAAGTGCCCTTGAAGATAACATCCGCGCAGCGGGTCTCCAGGGTCTTGGCAGCGTTTTCGCCCATCAGCGCAGCGGACTCCGTCAGGACGGGGTCGATGCCGACCATGCTGATCTTGTCAGACAGGCGAACCCAGTTGCCCTCCTGCGCCACGGTAGCGGTCACAGCGGTGATGGACAGGTTGTCGCCGTCAGGGGTTACGCCCTCGGTCAGGGATGCCGCAGGTACATCAAGGGAGTTGAAGCGGCGGAAGTTGATAGTGTCACCCTCGTTCTTCGGCATAGGGCGCTTCTGACCGTACTTGAGGAAGGTCAGATTTGGCAGCAGCCGGGACAGCAGGGTGCGGTCGTAAAAGGTTTTCTGTTCAGCGGTAAGATTACCGTAAGTCTGGGTAGTAGTTGCCATAGTTTTATACACTCCTTAATTTTTTAATTCCCCCCGGAGTGCAGCTTGATACAGCTTTTCAAAGTCTTTGTCCGACATCTTCATGTAGTCGGCTTCGGTTTCTGGGCTTTCGCCCGTCAATGCTCCGGGAGATGCTTGTGCGTTGTTGTTGATTCTTCGGAGCGTGTCTTCCTTTGCCTTGTTTGCAGCATCGTTGGCGAGGTCAAAATAGCTGTTCGCCAAAATTGTGTTGAACGCTGCATCCACGCTGCAGGGCGTCCCCTGCTGGGTGCAGTAGTCCATCAATTCAACCACTTGGTCTTTGAGCTTTGTGAATGTCTGCCCTCTTACAGGGTCAGCCTCCAGCTCTCTCATGCGCTCATTGCTCTGCAAGCGGGTAATCTCCGCTTCCAAGGATTGATTTCGGTAAGCTGATACGGGGTCGGTTTGGCCGTCCTCGTCCAGCCGCTGCATCGCAACAAAGGCTTCGTACTCCTCCTTTGTGGTGATGGGTCTGTCATTGTCATAATGATTGGTCAGGCCCATGCTGCGGATAAAGTCGTCCACGCTCTTTTGGGATGCTTCTTTGATTCTCCGTGACACACGCTGTGTCTCGGTCGGTTCTTCCTGTACTGCAGGTTCTTCCTGCTCGACAGGCTCGGTTTCCTCTACTGCGGGAGAGGAATCGATATCTTCCACGATATCTTCATTAGCAGCAGTCATGATTTCTTCGTCCATAAAATCCTTTCTGTGGCGAGGTTCGGTTTGTTCCGTTTAGCAGCCACTTAAAAATTGGTTATCCCTCCAAGGGGTTGGTCACATAGGTCGGTGTCCTGTTGGTGCATTTGGGGTTCTTGCACTCCAGCTGCAGCTTGATAAACGCTTTTGTCTCTGTGTTTGGGGAGGTATCCCCGGTGAATGTAAGGTATTTGCCGGTGATTCTCATTTCGGCTTTACAGTTTGGGCACAGCATTGTTGCCACCTCCTGTGAACTTGTCCATGACGGTCGGGGCCTTCGGCACATCCGGCAGCGGAACTCCGCCAATGCCGGAAACGCTCTGTACGCCGTTCACTTCTTCCGCCGGAACGCCAGGCATGCCCACCGCTTGCGGCTGGGTTTCCCGCATTCGCTTGAACTTCTCCTTGAATGGAGCTACATTCGGGTCGGACAGCTCGATGTACTGGTCGATGGAAATGTCTCCTCTGTCAAGCATCTTGTCCAAGGTGGCCTGTGCCAGCACCGCAGAATACTCGGACGATGCGCCGACATCCACCTGCAGGTCAAAGTCGTACATGGCGTAGTCCGTACCTGTAAATGCTCTGCCGGATACCTCGTCCCCCATCTCGATGACGATTTCCCGCTTGTCGGAGCAGTAGGTCTTGAAAAACTCCATCCAAATGCGACCGATCTCCTTAACTGCGTGCCAGTATCTGCGCTGAATCTCGTTGACCGGGGTCTGCGCTTGGTTTTGCAAAGCGATGATTGCGGATGCCGCCATGTTTGCACCCAAGGACTCGCCGGTCGTTACCTCGGTCGTACCGGTTACTATGCGGGTCAGGTCGATCATGTCGTTGCTGACCTGCGTAGCAGCAGACGAAAACGCAGGAGGCTGCAGGTACGATATCCCGCCGTTGGAGTAGTCGGTGACGATCTCCCCCGGCTCGTTTGTCAGCGGCTGTCTGATTGCACCGGGCTTTGCCACGATCTTCGGGAAGCCCATCTGCTGGATGGCCAGCGCCTGCATTCCGTACATAAAGTTGATGAGCTTTTGGTTGGGGATAAGCCCCTCGATTTCGCCGATGCCGTAGAAACAGGCTTTACGCAGTTTCCAGTTGAGCGCCGCCACAGGGTACAGCTTGATGCGGACGGGGCTGCCCTGCGGGGTAAGCGGTACTGCCGTGCATATCTCCACGCTGCGGGTCGCTTTGTCAAACACGACCTCACCGTTCTTGCGGTAATACTTGGTCAGCACCGTGACCTTTTCGTTTTCCTTTCCGTCCAGTTCGATTCTCTCGGCCTGATAGGTGCTTGCATCCTCAAATTCATCGGGACAGATATTTGCCACCTTTTCCGCAGGCAATCCCCTGTCCATTGCCATCTTGCGTACAGCGCCCAGTTTGAGCCGCTGGGCGATGATGAGGTAGTCCTGCTTCTGCACATCCAGGAGCTGCGGGTTGGCTACAAAAAAATTGAGAGCATCCACGGTTTCCCCGCGAAGCTCCCCTACATATTTGTCGCCCGTAACGCTGGTGTCCCAGTAAAAGTGCCAGATGCCTGTGCCGTTGGTCGCTGCATCGTCACACGCCTCGTTGCACAGCTTGTCCATGTCGGCTCTGTCCCAGATCGTCCGTGCGTACCCGGTGCAGTTCTCGGCGGCGTCCTGGTGCATCTGGTCAATGATTTCGTTACCGCTGGCGCTGCCCTGTCTGTAGACGATGCTGACAGGCTGGTCAAGCACGCTGGAGCGCTTGCTGCGGACGATCATGTCCACGATGTTAAGGACGGGTCTCGGCAGGTTTTTGGTGCGCTCTGTTGCTTGTGGCCACTGGTCGCCCTCCTTAAATCGCACAAAGGTCGGGAATTTGGTGCTAAAGCCCATCTTGTTTTGGTACGCCACACCCTCTCGGTATAGCGTCCACAGGGTTACATCACTCATATCAATCCTCCGGGCCGTTAAGCCACTCGCTGAATATCTTTGTTGCATATTGCTCCTGTGCCGTCTGGTCGTCCCCTAACGCCCACAGGATCAGGCGTTTGAGCCATCGTCTTACCATACCTGATACCCTCCTTGTTCTTCGGTCTGCCGCAGCTCCGGCGGCAGCTTGTACTTTGTAACCGGCGGCTGTCCCGCATACGGTCTACCGCTGCAAAAATACCTGATGGCATCAGGTGCATGGGTCAGCTCGTGCGGCTCTGTCGCTACATCGTTAGGCTTGTGGTCATCATACTGGACCATCGGCAAACAGCGGATGACCTGCTTACAGTTGCGGAAAAACCGCAGCCCTGCTATCCTTGTCTTGTCGCCGGTTATGATATCTCTGCTGTCCCTCGGCTTGAGCCACTCGTGTACATCCTGCCAGCCGTTGATACGGTCGTTGTCCACCTTGACCAGCGGAATGTCCTGCTCCATAAATATGTCTGCCACGCTGCGTCCTGTGTCGTTACGCCTGTTCCACAGGTCGGGCGGTGCAAGCCATTGCTCGATCTTATCGTCCCCGTTGGCCTCCTTGATACGCATGGCGGCATCCGATGCAATCAGCCCCGACTCGTATATCTCTCGGTACACATAGCCGTTGCCCTCGCCGTCAATGGCGATCCAGTATCCGGCCAGCATATCCAAGCCGTAGTCCATGGCAAAGTAGCGTCTCCACCAGTCGGGTATCTCGATGGGGTCTATCACATGGATATCATCACGCCACTCTGCAAAATACTGCCCTGCAAACACATTCCAGTCGCCGTCCAGCCATGCCCGGCGCATATCCTCCGGGAGGGTCTCCAGCATCCGAACATAGTCTGGGTCCTTATCCACCAAAACCTTGTTGTCGTACACCTTTGCCGGTATAAACTCGTAGTCTTCTGGGTTTTCAGAGGCCGTGTAGTCCCGGTCGATAAACAGGCGCTTGACCCACGCATGGCCGACTCCTCCGGGGTTGCAGGTCAAGTACATCCGATGGGGGAAGTCGTTGGCTCCACGGTTTGATGCAACAAGGTTGTTGTACATAAACTCGGTAAACTGTGTCGCCTCGTCCAAAAACATGATGTCGTACTCTTGCCCCTGATACTGCAATACATCGGCCTCGGCCGAGCAGTATCCAAAACGGATACGACTGCCGTTTGGGAATATCATCGCCTTTTCCGAGTCCCGATAGGTTGCTATGTCGGGTTCCAGCACCTTTCGCAGCTCCAACACATGGTTTTGCCACAGGTCGGCATATGTCCGGCGCAGGATCAGTATCTTGATGCCGCTATAATTAACGGCAAGCATGGTGGCCTTTGCTCGCACCACCCAGCTCTTACCGCCGCCTCTGGCACCGCCGTAACACACCCTGCGCTTTTCCGACAGCAAAAACTGCTCCTGCTTGGGATTCGGTGTGCCTAAATTGACCGTCATTTGGCGTACTCCTTGCCATTGCCCAGCACGATCTCGATTTTGGGTATCTCGCCACCCAAATCAATCGGCTGATTGGCCTTGCCGTATACACGGTCAAGTACGGTTTCTGCGCACTTTACCCGCGTTTCGGTTTTCTCATTTGTGTTGTTTAGGGTATCCACCAGCAGCTTGACTGCCGCAGGAGTCGCCGCTTTCAGCATTGCTTTGGCGTCTTCGGGGATTTTCGCCCTCCCACTTGGGTTCCCACTCTGCCCTTTTTTCCATGGGCGCAGGTTCTCTTTGCTTTTCGCACTGCATCCACTGGCCATCTTCGGCACCTCCTTTCAAAATTCTTCCCGCCCTATCCCTCCCGGTGTCTACTATGCCGGGCTACCAATTATTGTTACCAAACCGTGGTTATCCGCTTAGTGCCTGTCTTGTTCCCGCACAGCAGCAGCGTCTGCGGCTGCTCATGGTCGCTCTCGCTGCTGGGCAGCAGCATCTTCCGGGCTGCGTAGCCTCCGTACTGCTGCCATGCAGTACAGCTAACCACTACCAGCTGCTTGGTACGGATAACATTGTTGTTACTGTCCACCACGATCTTTTTGGGCTTACTGATGGTGCCTTTGTGGGTATGGCCAACAATCAGAGCGTCAATGCCCTCTATGGTGTAGCCGAAGCGCTCATTGCGGTTGACCGTTGCACCGGTGTAAATGCCGCCGCCGGAGCCATGGGTAACAGCCATCGTATAGCTGGTGATAGGGATATCTCTTGTTACCCTGCGCCCAATCTCCAGTTTGAGGAATGCTATGTCCTCGGCGTAGTAGTCCTCCATGTCCAGCTTGCACATGATATCGCCCATAATGTCTTGGTCGGTGTCCCTGGCTGTCCTCGCTTCGTGGTTACCGGATACCGCGCAGAGTATCTTATCCTTGATGGGCGTTAGCATTTCCACCATCATCTTTTTCTGCTCCCGCGGGCGGATATAATCCTCAAAGGGGCTTCCCACCGCGTTCCGGGTATTGTTGTTGATGAGATCGCCGCCAAGGATGAGATAAGCGTCCTCCCGCTCTACCCGGCGGCAGAATGCTTGCCAGCCCTCTTTATCATGTAGGATGCTGCCCAAATGCACATCAGATACCGGATATACCTTGATGGTGTCGCTCTGCGGGATTTTGCGGACTATTAAATCCATAGGTATCCCCTCCTTTATGGCATAAAGAAAGAGAGCGCCTTTCGGTACTCTCTGACTGCTTTTTGGTAAGGCAGACTATTGCGAACTTGCGGTCTGCCAGCGCGGCACCTTTTTTACGAAGGTCATGTATCTTCGGCCGATGGGATAACGGGGCATCGGCGACACCGTAAAAAGGAGGTAAAACATGAAGGTGGAGCACCCGATAGGGATTGAACCTATAACCCGCTGCTTACAAGGCAGCCGCTCTACCATTGAGCTACGGGAGCAGATTGCCGGGATTAGGGGCCCGGCTCCCCACCAGGAGGAATGTCAAGGGAATTTTGTGTTTTACCACACTATCAGTATACACTGTATATGCGTCTTATTTCTGCCATGTTTCTGCCATCTTTACAGCTCCGTCAACCCATACCGGCAAAGGGCGTATCTCATCAGTGCTTCGTCCTTATCCCGGTACACCTCTCGTTCACTCTCATTGAACTCCTGGCAAAGCCGCTGTATGTAGCCGTATTCCCGGCGGATGTAGAACAACTCAAGGATGCGCCGCTGCTTTCCCGTCAGGCAGGCCAGTCCTTTCTCAACCTGGGAGGTCTGCCACTTGACTACCGCAAGGTTTGCCGAGAGCGCATCCCGGCGGGAGATTGCGTTAATCAAATGATCTTCCCGGCCGCAGCCACCGCCCTTTACTGGTGTAGCATCGCTGGTAGCGGACCGAATGCCGTCCATCTGCTCATTGTAGCGGCTGATTTCTTCCGGCAGGCTTTCCAACGACCGGAGCTTATAGCTATGGCACTTCAGCTCGTCAATGCAGATGCGCTTGTAGTCAATCATGTTTCTCCCTCCTCCGGCGGTTCCTTTTCCGCCCGCCTTTCTCCATAGCTGCAGAAATCGTCCTCGTGCATCTGCGCACAAAGTATATTCGGCTGCCCCGGTGTGCCATCTCTGTACTTGCAGTCCTTGCATCTGACCACCGGCACTGCATCAACAGATTCCTCCGCCAGCATCTTCATCCACTCACAGTCGGAAGGCTCACAGTCCATTCCCGGATACATCCTATCGCAGATACTACAGATAATATCCACTGCAGTTTCATTTTTGATGTATGGCTTAATCATAGACAGCCTCCTTTTCGTCCATCTTTGCACCTACTAATTCACCGAGTTTTTCCATAAATTCTTCTGCGCCTTCAAATGTGTTGAAATGCCCATAAACAACAATTCCACTTCCCTCTGCAATGCATAAACAGGGCTTTTTCCTATCAGAAAATTTATATGCACCGATTTTGACTTTTCCATCAGTCAACACTCTCGCCATTGTTGTCGCCTCCGTTCTTTCTCTCGCCGTAGGAGCAGAAACCGTCCGGCGGCATCCTGTACTCCTCGTCGTACCGAGCCCGTCTATGACACCACCCAGCCTTGATGTTCTTTCCATCTATGAGTAGCGATGTCTTTCCGTAGTTCTTGAAGTGCTTGCAGTCCTTACACCGAACCACCGGAGCTACATCGGCAGCAGGCAGTGCTTCAATGCAATTTGCCAATTCTATGCAATCGTCAACAGTGTCAAGGCTGTATCTCCCACCGTCTATTGCATCATGTCCATACTGTTTGATTAGTGATATTGCTGTTTTTTTGTTAATGTATTCAGCCATTGTCAGCCCTCCTGTAAAATGTCTCCAATTCATTCTGCGCCTTGTCAACAAAATCGGGGCAAGCCAAGCATTCCGGTAGCGGGTAATCCGTCATCTGGTCAACCCGTCCGAGACAGTAGATGCGGTCTTTCTTGCCGTCGTTCCATTCGTGAGACGGGCGTCCTCTCTTGCCCAGCGCACACTTAACTGTTGCCATTGTCATCCCTCCTTTACTGCAAATACCCGCGATGTTTCCTCTTCGCCTCAATGTTACTTAAAATGTCCCGCAAATCGAATGCATCAAGGCTGCATTTCCACTTGCTCGGGCTGTACAAATGCAAGATGCAGTTTTGACACCCTCTCTGCTCACCGCAATACTCTGTAAGTGTTTTTATCGCTCCCACGGCTTTCTTATCGCTGATTGCCATCTTGTTCCTCCAATGCTTTCATATTCTGTCAGCCGTTCCATCACTCTACCTCCTGTTCCAGCTTAATCTCTCCGTCGCTCTCGGCAGATACCATATCGCACAGGTACTTAATATCCTGTTCGTCAAGCCCTAATATGTCACGCTCCCCATCGCTGTTGATGCCTTCCTTTAACAGCACGATATCTCCTAAAATCCAATTTCCATGATAGTTCGTCCCGTAAAGGAAACTGCCGAAGATGTTCCTCGGGAGGTTAATAAGCGCCCCTTCTTCGTTGACTATCATGCAGTACGGGCGCTTCAAGCGCACAGGGCGGACGACCTCAATCCATCCTCCCACGGCCTCACCGATGCTCTTGTGTGCAGGCTCGGAAAACTCCTGCACCCGCATCTCGTCCTCTGTTGTGATTACAATTCCTTTCATTGCTCTACCTCCTAACATCCAGTCCCTACGCCATAATCGGAATTATTGGTAATCTTTGCAATTTCGTCTGCGGTCAGCGTATGGTTGCTTGCAGTATATGTAACAGGCCCTTCATAACTTTGAATTTCATCCAAAAACTCCCCTAACGCATCGTCTTTAGTCATATAACTATGGGATAGTCTACTGTAAACCATGTCGTTGTTATCTTCAAAATAATACTGCTTTCCGAAATATACACCAGAAATCAGTTCAAACATTTCATAAGCGTCTTTTGTCATAATAATTTATTCCTTTATCACTCTTTTAACTTGCCATTACCACCACATACATCTCATTTAGCGGCCCTCCTGTTCCATGCTTCGATTGCTTTTTCTTTGCTGGGCAGCCCAGATACTTTCATCTCCTTTGTGTGTAGGTCATCACCAGCCCTATATCTCCCACAACCGGCACTCCACCCAAAGTCTGCTCTATCGTAGGTATCGTACATATGGATAACGGTTGCAACTCCACCGCACTCAGGGCAGCGTTTCAATTCAGCCATATCACTCAACCTCCTTAGCCATCAGCAAATCCTTGTAGTCCAGCAGCAGCGCCCATATCTGCTCCGCATCGTCATAGTCGATGGTGACTGCACCCTCTGCGTCAACCAACGCAGCCAGCCTTTCTATGTCCCGGATTGTTTCGTAGTAGTCCTTCACGGTCATTGGCTCACCCTCCAAAATTCTCAAGATAATATTGCTTGCAGTCCTGCCAACCCTTGTAATAGGCTGCCTGCTCCAGGCGTTCCTGTTCCTCTGCGGCGATCTCCGCCTGGGCCACTTCTTCCACATGATTCCACCTTTCGGCCGAAATAGCCGAGAGAACCATTATGCAGAAAGCAGCTAAGATTATCGTAACTGCCGCTGCCGTCCAGTTCCTCATAGCGAATCCCTCCTAAATCCGAAGAATGTCTTTATTTGCGGCAGGGTCTCCAGCCTG